AGATGAATTAAAAGATATTAAAAAGGAAGAGATTAAATTGATCCTTTATAGCCCTTTGGGCCTATACGCCTTCGGCTATAATAATCGTGAAAAGATACTACCTAAGGAGGAAGCAGTAATATTGATTAAAGATAATAAAAACATCGATATGAATTAAGTTTTATTTCAATTTGAAACTTTTACGGTGATATTTACTTAATCCATAACTATGTATACCTTCTATATGTTTCTTAGTTCCATAACCCATATTACTTAATAATCCATACTTTTCATCAAGTTCTGGATTTTCAAGACATATTTTTTTAATATAATCATCATGATATTCTTTAGCTAATATTGATGCTGCTGCAATAGATAAAAATTTAGAATCACCTTTAACTATAGATGTTAAATTATATTCAGGGAATTTCTTTTCCCAACCACAACCATCAATAATAACATAATTTGGTTTAAATGTTAATTCATTTAAAGCTCTCGTCATTGCTAATTTAGTAGCTTCTAAAATATTTATTTCATCTATTTCTTCTGGTTCGGCATAACCAACAGCCCATTCATCAACATTAGATTGAATCCATTTTAAAACATCTGCTCTTTTTTTAGCAGATAATTTTTTAGAATCTTTTACATTAATATTTTCTGGAGTATTACCCCAATTAACAACTGCAGCATAAACTCTTCCAATTAATGGACCTCTACCTGCTTCATCTAAACCTACTTCAATCATATTTTTATTTGATTCAATATCATTATAGAATTTTTTCATTATAATAAAAGAATGTATTTTTTTAGATATGTTTAATCAAGATCTGAATCATATTCTTTATCAGGATATTTATATGGTAATGATTCTGATTCTTTTTTAAAAATACCAATCATTTTTTCGTTAACAGATTTTTTCATTTCATTCATTTCATTCATTTCTTTTAGCTCTTTCATAAATTCTTTTATTAAATCTTTTTTATGAGGTGATTTATTAATTTCATTTAAAATATCTTTATTTGATTTCTTTATGAATTTAATATAATCTTCATCTTCCTTTGGTTCTATATAATCTTCATCTACAAAATTATGTTTTAATTTTATTTTCTTATAATCTACTTCTATATTCTTACTATCTACTTCTATATTCTTACTATCTACTTCTATATTCTTACTATCTACTTCTATTTTCTTACTATCTACTTCTATTTTCTTACTACTATCTACTAGTTTTTTTATAATTTTAATTTTTTTATTTTCTACAGATTGTTCTGTACTCTTATTATCTATATATTTATGTACATATTTATCTATATTTGATTTTATATTATTGTCTTGAATATTAATTTTTTGTACTGGTACTAATGGAGGCATATCTGTAAATTCCTTATTCGCGCAATAATCTTTTTCTTTAGAATTATTTGAATTATTTGTATTATTTGAATACTGCCAGTGAGCAGAACAAATAGGACAATATTTATTTTTATCAACCCAAGGTTTAATGCATTCTTGATGAAATGAATGAAGACATATACCAGATACTATATAAGATTCAATGCCTTTTTCTTGGTTATATAAACTAGTAGTATTTAGATTACATCTACAAATAGTGCATTCATTATTTTTAGGCAGATTATATACCCACCCTGAAAACATATTAATTTCTTTAATTACAAATGGTAAAATAGACATTATATCATTTGTTATTAATAAAAGTATAAAAAAAACAATTTTTTTAAGTATTTACGATAGTTTCATTAGTTTTAGTTGTTAGCTCTTCAGTTGCTTTGATATCTCCGTAAGTAGATATAAAACTAGACCAATCTAATCCAAGAATTTTTTTAATTTCAACAATAGCTGTTCCTTTTAATGTTACGAAAATTTGGGTTGGTAAAGATTTGATGTTATATGTGTCACTTAATTCATTATTTAGGAATTCGTCCATATCTACATGACCAACAACTAAATCTGGCATTGCTTCTTTTGCTTCATCACTAGCTATTTTTTTCTTTAATTGTTTACAAGGTCCGCACCATTCTGCACCAAAATAAATTACAACAACTTTGTTTGCATTTATGTTTTCCCAAATAAACTCTTCTAATTGTTCTTTCCCTACAATATCAATCATTAATTAAGTATAAAATTAATTTTTAAATGAAAATCTTTACAATTTTTTTTACCAATTTTATTTTTACCAATCCAAATATATTTTTACCAATCCAATTCACTAGATGAGAAATCATCAGAACTAGAACCAAGCGATGATTCGTCAGTTACATCAGAATCGCTAAAGAAGTGTTTTTTGTAGCTTTTTGAAGCTTTATTATTTTTACTTTTCTTTTTAGCACCACCTCCTTGACTTTCTTCAGATTTAGGAACTACTGTTGTTTCAGTAACAGTTTCAGGGGTAGATTCATTACTGTTGGATTCTATTTGCGCTTTCTTAAGTTCAGCTTCAGCTTTCTCAGCTTCAGCTTTAGCTTTTTCAGCTTCAGCTTTAGCTTTTTCAGCATTAGCTTCTGCTACGTCTACTTCTGCTTCTTCTTCTGCTTGATTAGAACCACCTCTCATTCTAAATTGTTCAACCCCATCTTGATTTGCTAATTGAGCTTTTAAAGTTAAATATTTATTTTTATATTTTAAATACTTATCTTGAAATGACATATTATATAAATAAAGATAGAAAAAGAAATTTAGATAATTTTATTTTTAAGTATACCAAATATTAGATACTGTTTTCTATATTGAAAGCAATAGAATATATATTTTTATAACCAGTCTAAATTATTTATCTATTGTATTTTGATGAATGAAAGAATCTTATCTATTTATATAGGTAATAATTCAAAAGAATTATTGGGGTGTGAAAATGATGCAATTATGTTTTATAATTTAAAACAAGACTCAAAAAAATATTTGTTAATTGACAAAGAAGTTACTTTTAGTAATTTAGAAAAAATTTTTAAACATAATAATACAAGTCATAATTTATTAATTTACTTTTCAGGACATGGTTATTACGACGGTAATTTACAATTTGCCGATAATATAATAATAAAACCTTTAAAAATATACGAGTCAATAAATAATCATTTTATAAATAATTTAAATATTTATTTTATTTTAGATTGTTGTTATTCAGGAAGTTTCCCATTAATCAAAAATTTTCAAAAAATTAAAAATGTATATATATTAGCCTCGTGTAAAGAAAATCAAAAATCATTAGAAAGTATTGTAACTTATATTCCAGAAAATTTTTCTTTAATAAAACCAAAAATATATAAAAAAATATATACTACTACGAATGAATATTATAATACTATTATTGTTGGAGCTTTCACGTTTAATTTAATAAAATTAATAAAAGAAAATAATCTTATAGATATAACTAGTTGGTTTTTATTAGAAAATAAAGTAATATGGAAAAAATTAGAAAAAATTATTAATCAAAAAATAACTATTATTAAATAATTTTAAACTTATAAAATTTTCTAATATAATATAAATGGATGAAAAATGCGCACCCAGTAAAAAGTTTAAAGATGGTTCATGTTTTACTTTAAAATCATTACAAATTATAGCAGAAAATTATAATAAAAATGCAAAAGAAAAAATAACAATTAGTGATGATAAACAAAAATTAGTTAATACATTAGAAAAAAAATTAGGAGATAAATGTAATGAACAAACATGTTGGTTAAGATTAGATTTTGTAAAAGCTATTGAAAATCCTGAAATTTTAGAAAATACATTTAGACCTCAAGGTCCTGAAAAAAAATATGAATGGTTATCTACAACTGATATAAATGATGTTGTATCTCAATATCAAGAAAAACACAAAAATTTCTTATTTTTAGGCGCTGTTCCTGCAGATTTTGAAGAATTACCAGTATTAGGAATTGCTGATTTAGATTTTAATGAATTAGAGAAAGAAGGTAAAACTAAAATAGGTATGGTAATAAATTTAGATGAACATGATAAAGGTGGTTCTCATTGGGTTGGTTTATTTGCTAATTTAAAAGAAGGTCAAGTTTATTATTTTGATTCTTTTGGTAAAAAACCATATAAAAAAACTAGAAAATTTATTAATAAAATAGTTAAACATATTTATAAAAATAAATATTCGAAAAAAATTCACATTAATAAAGTAATTCATAAACTTAAAAATATAGAAAATTTAGGAGGAGGTGATTCTGAAATCAAAAATTTAAATAAATTAGATATAAAATATAATACAAAACAACATCAATTTAATAATTCAGAATGTGGTGTTTATTCAATAAATTTTGTTGTACGTTTAGTTGGTGGTGAATCATTTGAAGATATTACTAATAATATAACTAATGATGAAAAAATGAATGGTTGTAGAAAATCTTATTTTAGAAATGTTAATTAATTTAATGTTAATTGATTATCTTCAGCATCATTTATTTCTAATTGAATATTTAAACTATAACTTAATCCATAAAAATTAAATGGTCTGTTTTTAGAATCTTTAAAATGTAATTCTAATTTATCTAAATTAATTGGTTCTTCAAATCTAAATTGTTGTACAGCTTGATTATTTAAATATAATACAGCTAATGGTAGAGTATCATTGATATTATTAATAAATAAATATATTTTATCTTCAATTCTTAAATCCCAAGTTTTATCTGCTACATATTTATTTTTGTTTGTACAACTATTTACAAAACCTAATATTTCTTTACTTAATATAGTAGGAATAATATCAAATGTTTCTAAATTTTCTGAATTTTCTTCATTATTTTTCTTTTTTGAAGAAATTTCTACTTTTTGCTCATAATTTAATTCAAAATTTAAATTAGTTTTATTTGATAATATCGTTAAAATATCTTCAATTTTATATTTACCAGAATTTAATTTAAATTCTTTTGTACTTTCAGAAGATTCAATTTTAAAAATATTATTTTTATTTTCTTCAATATTATATCTTGGTTGAGGAATAGAATAAGACATTAATTTAACACCAATTATATTATTTAATTGAGGAAATTCAAATATATAATCATTAATTGGATTTGGAGGTGATATATCCATTTGAATATGTCTTACACCATAAAGATAATTATATTTTTTTAATAATATTTTCATTTCTTCTTCTTTTTCTTGAATGATTCTATCTTTTTCATTTAAATTTTTAAAATCATTTGCTAATTCTTTCTTTAATATTTCAAAATGTTTATCATCTTTTTGTTCTAAAATTTTTTTTTTTAATAATTCATTTTCTTTTTTTAATTCTAAAATTGCTGGATTATCTATCATTCCTAATTTTTTTAAAGTATCTTGAATTTTTTTCATATTAACTGGTGGATTTTTTGTAACTACTCTAATAGAATCATCACGAGATAAATCTTCTATTTCTAATTTTTCTCTAGAATTTAAAAAAGGTTCTTGTTTTGGTTTTAATATTGTTTGTTGAGGTAATTGTCTTATTGGTTCATTAGGGTCTTTCCTTCTTGGCTCCATCATTTCTTGTCTTCTGGAGTCCATATTATCTTGTCTTCTTGGGTCTAGCATCTCTTGTCTTTCTTGTCTTCTTGGATCTTGTATCTCTTGTCTCTCTTGTCTCTCTTGTCTCTCTTGTCTTCTTGGGTCTTGCATTTGAGCTCTGTTCATTTTTTCTCTTTTAATTTCTTCAATAGATTTTGGTTGATAATCAGGTATTACATCTTCATTATTAAATTGTAAATTTGGATCTTGAAAATTTATTTTTCCAGTTAATTTTGGTATTGCAACATTATTTCTATCAGATTCTAAACTTTGTAATCTTTGTTCAAATGAGCGATTATCTTCTTGAATTTCTGGAATATCAATTGGTTTATCAATATTATTTATATTATATAAATCATTTTCATTTTCATTTAAACTTAGAAATCCAGTATCTATCTCTTCTTCAGGAATAGGTTGACTAAAATCAGGTTTTCCTCCTCTTTTCCTTTGAACAGGCATTGATTTATTACTAGGTCCATCATTACTTCTTGCACTTCTACTAGGCATTTGAGGTAATTCACTTTTACTACTTGTTTGTTGTGGTTTTAAAAATTCAGGAGTATGAGGTCTTTTTGGAATTGTTGTTTCTGTATCTCTTTCTGACATAAATTGTTCTACTCTTTTATTAAAATCATCACCACCTTTTCCATGTTGATAATTATTAAATTTATAATTATCATCAATATTATCAACAATAGGTTTAAATAATTTATCAAATCTATTATCTACTTTATTTTGATTATTTTGACCGTTAGTAGGTGGATATAAAAAACTATTTGAATTTTGACTTCTATTTGAAACTCCTCTTGGTCTATCCATTAATTTATTTCCATCATTGGGATTTGACCTAAAGTCTCTTTCAAATTTTAACTGGGATGCATTAGGTTGTAATATAGATAATATTTCTTCTCTCCCTATATCAGTAGATGCTTGTTCTAAACACAATTTATTATATTGAGTAAAAATAGAACTAATATTTTTTTGTGTTATTTTTTTTATATCAATAGATTTATACACAACTTTCATATTTTTAATTAATAAATCAATAACTTTTTTCTTACCTTCTTTATTTATTTCTGTTAAATTAAATTTTTCTAATAATTGTTTATTTAAATTGGATATTGTATCTTTAGAAAATAGTATATCTTTAATTTTTCCAGATTCTAAATTATTGCTTTCTACTGTGGCCATTAAAATATCTATTATCTTTTTTTTAATTTAACTCATTAAACTTCGTTTTATTTATAATTCAATTGATTTTTCAGAAATCTTTGAATAAACTGATTTATTATCATCTTCATCAACTTCTAGATTCTTATTTAAAATAGGTGTTTCTCCGTCGTAATTACCAAGTAAATCCCAAGGTGGATTATATAAATCAGCTTTAATATATTGGTCTTCTTTTAATACACCAAATGTAATTAATGCCATTTTTGCAGCAGCTTGTTCCCCTTCTTTTTTTGCATTACCTAATCCAAAACCAACGCATCTTGTCTTGAAATGTTCACGAGGATTTGCTTCTGATTTTTCAACACCCATAATATATGTGCGTTTATGAGGAGGTCCTTCAAAATGAATCACACAATAAGAAGGAAATTTCCATTTTTTAGCATGATAATATCTTAATAATCTATCTTTATAGTTATTGTCACGATATAATTTATCAGAATAGTCAATAGTTGTTTCTAATAAATTTACAAAAAGTAACATACATGGTTCTAAACCATTACTTAGAAATAATGCACCCATAAAAGCTTCCATAACATCTTCATGAATTTTGTCTAAATTTCTTCCATTCATTGATTCTATTTGTCTTGAAATAATAAAAAATTTTTCTAATCCAATTTCTTTAGACATAATTGCTAAATTTGTTTTATCCTCAATCTTTGTTTGTAATCTTGTCATAAAACCTTCATCTTGATTAGGATATCTGTAAAATAAATACATTGATACTATTAATTTAATTACACGGTCTCCAAAATATTCTAATCTTTCATAACTAGCTTCTCTTAATTCAAGCAAGTTTGATGGATTACCTAATTCTTTTTTACAAGCAGTCAATATTTCATCAGGAAATATATCTTTTTTACAATATGATTTATGAGTGAAGGATTGAATGAAAAAATTAATATGATTTATTTTTTCAAGTTTTACATTATAATTATTTAATATTTTAATGATATCATCTTCTTTCACTAAGACATTATTCAAATTGTAAGGTATTTGAATAATTTCTTCTGAACCATCTGTATTGGTAATTTTGATTCCCTCCGTTAAATAATTAGTTTGTGTTTCCATTTATTATTATTAATGTTAGTATAGCTATAAATAGTTTTTGCAATTTTTATTTCTAATTATAATATATGAATAAACAATTTAAAACAAAAAATATTATATGGACTTGTTATCCTGTTAATAGCTTGGAACATTTTGAAAAAAATGAAATACCTATACCACCAGCAGAAACAAAAAAATTGACTTCTGATGCAATACCGAATCCAAATGTACCAAAACAATTTGTATTTCCTGCAAAAATTATGAAAGGTATAAAAGTTTATAAAAAAGATATGTTTGGAACACCATTAAAATCAAGCTTGTATAATATAGGTAAAACAACTTTCCGTTTTGTTGATTTAGGAGATTATGATTCAAATTCTAGCTATCAAATTGGAAATATTGTTTCATTTTCAAGTTTAGATAAAAATATGAGTTTTGATTCTTCTTTTGAGGAAAATACAAATTCTGAAGAAGTCAAACAATTTGTTAATTTAGTAGTTATACCTGGTGTAAGATTAACTAATCCTATAACAGATGGAAATGCATGGGCTCCTTTTAGTTATGCTGATTAAAATTAATTAAAATTTAATTTGGTCTATTTTATTTTCCAATTCTTTTGGTAATAAATCATTAATATCCGAGTAAATAATAGTTTCTTTGTCGAGAAGCATTTTTCCTAATTGAATTATGTATTCTTTATTTGATAATAATACATGATGAGTAAATCTTTCAATATTTTTAATAAATTTCTTTATTTTACTAATCATTTCATCTGATACTTTATTATTTAATTCGTGATAATTAAGAGCTCCAGATGAACTATCCATACCCCAATTTAAAAACCAATGTTTAATTATAACGGTAGCTCTTTCTATATCATCATGAGCTCCCGATGAATAATTACCATACATTATTTTTTCAGCAACACGTCCTCCCATAAGTACACACAATTGTGAAATTAATATATCTTGAGTATATAATTTTTTATCATCAGGTTTAGGTTGACTAAATCCTAATGCATTTTCACCTCTAGGTAATATTGATACCTTTATTGGAGCATTAGAATGTTTTAATATATAACTCATAAAAGCATGTCCTGCCTCATGGTATGCAACTCTTTCTCTTTCACCAGTTTCCATTTTTCTTTCTGGTTTTTCACGACCAATCATTACTTCATCGATAGCTTTCTGAATATTAATCATTGAAATTTTATAATCCTCCTTATCGTTTTTTTCTATATTATCCTCTTTTACAGGATAAATTAATTTTATATGTTCTTGAATAGTATTTATTTTAGATTGATTACAAATATTTGCAATATCAGCACCATTTAATCCACTAGTTAATTCTGCTAATTTATCATAACAAATATTTTCATTAATTTTAATATCATTTAAATATAATTCAAATAATTTTTTTCTTTCATTTTTATTTGGTGCATCAAAATAAACTTTCTTATCAAATCTACCAGATCTAGTTAAAGCTGTATCTAAATTTTTTACTAGATTTGTAGCACCAAATATCATTAC